TAAACAGGAACATCACCTGTCACCGTAACGCATAGGGGCTGAGCGATAAGAGAGCAAAAACGCCCCCACGAGTGATCGACACCTTACCATTAAGTTGAAGGTGAAAATGTATGCTGACCTAACCATGAAAAGACATGGTGTAATGGAGGAAACTCCTAGAAGTAGAGGATAAAAAGCCTTTACGATAACATTCTGATCCAAACAGAAAACGTTGAAGCTTTTACTCGTACCATGGTTGATTTAGGTGAGTCAACGAATATGAATTCGAACGAAGCGGCTACAGCTCTAGCTCGCCTTGCAAACATCACTGGAATGTCAGCAGATGACTATGATAGGTTAGGATCTACTATTGTTGATCTAGGAAACAACTTAGCCACAACGGAAAAAGAGATTGTGGATATGGCTCTAAGGCTAGCTGGTGCTGGTAAACAAGTCGGAATGTCGGAAGCAGAAATACTATCACTTTCGGGCGCACTTAGTTCTGTTGGAATCGAAGCTGAAATGGGTGGTAGTGCATTTAGTAAAGTCATGATCAATATGCAATTAGCTGCTGAAAAAGGTGGGGAAGATCTTGAAGATTTCGCAAAAGTGGCAGGAGTATCAGCGAAAGATTTTAAGAAAGCTTATCAGGACGATGCGGCAGGCGCTTTAGTTACATTTATAAAGGGCCTGTCCACAGCTGAAGAACGAGGAATGTCAGCGATCGGTGTCCTTGATGAAATGGGAATTAGCGAAGTAAGAATGCGTGACGCGCTATTACGTGCCGCGGGAGCAAGTGGTGTATTTACAGACGCGATCGAATTAGGATCTGAAGCATGGGAAGAAAACAATGCATTAACAGAAGAAGCTGAAAAGCGTTACGGCACAACCGAATCTAAGTTAAAAATTATGTGGAACAGAATTAAAGATGTAGGCATTACATTAGGTGAGTCATTAGTTCCGGCGGTTATGGACGCCATTGATGCAGCGAAGCCTCTGATCGAACAAATTGAAAGTGGAGCTAAGGCGTTTAGTGAGATGGACGAAGAGCAACAGCGTACCATTTTAAAAATGATTGCCATGGTTGCCGCTATCGGTCCTGCGAGTATTGCTTTAGGTGGATTAACTTCAGGAGTTGGTTCATTGTTTAAAATATTTGGTTCGGTTTCGAAAGCACTAGGTACAGCAAAAGGCGCGGGTTTGATTGCTCGTTTTGGTGGATTAGGTATAACTGGACCTGTAGGTCTTGCCATTGCCGGTATTACTGGATTGGTTGCCGCTATGTATCTATTTTCGGAAGATGCAAAAAAAGCTAAAGAGGTTAATCTTGATACAGCAAACTCTATGCTTGATCAAGCCCTAACTGTGGAAGAGTTAGCGGATAAATACAAAGAATTGAGAGACAAGTCAAGTTTAACGACAGAACAAATCGGCAAGTTGCTTGATATTCAACAGCAAATGGAGAATGAAACAGATCCTGAAAAAATACAAATCTTATCTGATAAGTATAATGAGCTACAGAAAAAAAGTGGTTTATCAAACGAGGAAATAGTTAAGTTACTTGGATTAAATGATGAAATCATTAAACAAGGTCCGGGAGTGGATCAATCATTTACGAATCGCGGAAATGCTGTCATTGGATCAACTGAAGCAGTTTATGCCTATATAGACTCGTTACACGCTATGGCATTTGGAGAATTGCAAATCGAACGAATTAGTTTTTTAGAAAATGAAGCTGATCTAATAAAGGAAAATAGTGAATTGATTGAAAAACGACGAGGTATTGAAGAAGATATCCTTAGAATTATAGAACTTAACAAGATGGGCGAAGAGGAAATAAAAGCTGAGTTGGTCGAGATTGAGAAAAAGAAAAAAGATGCTCATTTAATCGGTGCGTCTACCTATGAGTTAATAAAAAAAGAAGCAGAATTACAAGCTATTTTAAGTGATGGTGGAGTAACGATGCTAGAGAATTTACAAAAACAGCACGATAAAATAAAAGATAAAATTGTTCTAAACGAGGAAGAGCTCATAAAACTAGCGCAAATAGACAGTGCTATTGCTGCTCTTTTGCTACTCGAAATAGGCATTAATGACGAAGGTAAAAAAGGACTCGATACAGCGAACCAACAACTAAATAAAATGAAAGAACAAAAAACCGCATTAGAACAACAGATTGAAAAACAAGGCGACAAAGGCGGCATCATGCGAGAGGAAGTTAGGACTCTTGATGCACAGATAAAGAAACATGAAACTGTCATTGGTAAGATCACGAAAGCCACAGACGAAGCGAAAATTATGAATAGGGAATTAAGTTCACCTATGACAAAAGTAGTTAAAGTTACTTGGCGAGGTACCGCTATTCCGAATGAAGGCGCTATGGGTGAAAGAAGAGCAGCGTATGCAAAAGGGACAGATAACCACCCAGGTGGGCCGGCACTTGTAGGTGAAGAGGGTCCAGAGCTTGCAAGGTATAAAAATAAATTATCGTTGCTAGATTATGGTGTGAAAAATCTACCAAAAGGCGCACAAGTATTTACGCACGATCAAACTAAAAAAATATTAAGTAGCATGAAGAGATTGCCAGCGTATGCGAGTGGTGTAGGTGTCGACAAGGGTCTGTCAAATAGAATAGATAGCGTTGGATCTAACTTAGCTAATAGGCAAGACAGTATTATCAATAATAATCGTATGTCTGTAAACATCGAAGCGTCTAACGTTGTTATGGATGGTCGAAAAGTAGCTGAAATTACTTGGAAGCCAGTAAAAGAAAACATGGACCGTGACGATCATACAAAATCTAAATTTAGGGGGTGATTGAAATAAAAAGTAAATATAATTTTATTTTAAAAAAGACGAACGGAGAATTAGTGGACATGCATGATATCGGCGTATGGGTAGAGTCTTTTCATATTTTCTCGCCAAATGTCAGAAGAACTAAAATAAGTGTGTCGGGGATGAGTGGAAGTCATTTAGCTAATTCTCAAGAAGGAGATCGTCAAGTCTCTATCACAATGCATCTTGAAACTGATAGCGCAGGAGAATTTGATCAACTGAAACATCAATTATTTTACCTTTTTTATAGCGAAGACGAACTGACAATTATTAGAGATTTAACTCCTAACCGCGAAATTCATGTCCTACAAGAAAACGACTATGATATAGAGAACATCACGCAATCAGATGGTGATTTTTCAATTTTACTAACGATGATAGACCCATACGCATACGGTCAAGAAAAAACCGCTCTTTTCCCATCTGATGCCGTCACACTCACCAACGAGGGAACAGCTAAAGCAGATCCAATCTTCAAGCTAGAAGTTATACAATCTGTTACCTTTGCCATGATACAAAACCAAGACGAAGAGTATCAGATGATTGGGCGCCCGACATCTGTGGACGAATCAAAGTTTGAAAAAGAGACGTCTATCATGCACGAAACCATGAGCACGTTGACAGGGTGGGCGCAAGGTACATTTGTCGATAATGGGTATGTAGCAGGAGAAATGGCAACTGATGGTAGTGCATTTATAGCAAGCGCATATGGAAGCGCAATGACTCCTTATGCATGGCAGGGACCATCTCGAAAAACGAGCTTTAGCGAGACATTACAGGATTTTCGAGCGGACATTTTGGTCGAACAACTTAACACCGCAGGAGAAACAGGAATGATTGAAATATATTTTCTAGATGCATCGAACAACACCATCGCTAAAATCGGTATTGAAGATATATGGAGTAATCGGGCAAAAATACAAGGGAAGTTTCAGCTAGGCGATTTAAACAACCGAGAATCGATATATGTTGAGGCAGATACTGATAGCGGATGGAACAACTTCAACGGTATTATTCGGGTGGTGCGTGAGGGAAATGTATGGCGTCCTTATTGGGCAAAAATTGATAGTAACGGCAACCATGTATGGAGAAAATCAAGGGAACGTTATGTAGACGTGGAAGAAGAATATTTGTCACCTGTTGCGCAGATACAAGTGGCCATACGTAAATGGCCAACAACAGATAATATCACTCAAAAAGTGAAAGACATCAAAGTTTATAAAATAAACAATCCTAACGACGATCAAATCCCTTATGTGGCTCATCTTGGCGACGTGATTACGTTTGATCACAAAAAGGATGAAATATTGATAAATGGCGAAGAGCGAACAGACCTAAAAGCGTTTGGTGGTCAGTATTTCAAACTGAAAAATGGTGAGAATCAGTTGATCGTACAGCCTAGCAATAGCTTCGAAACAAGTGTTAGATATCGCGATCGTTACAGGTAGGAGGCAGAGTTATGATACACATTACTGATGGTCGATCAGATCATATCCTAAATGTCATTACAGAAAAAAATATATTGGCTAACAACCATCGTAAGTCATTAAAAGATAATCTTGAAACGTTTGGTTTTGAGACCTTTTCAGACAAACAATTTTCAGAGTATCTAGGAAAAATGAATCGTGTGATCATCCCGGATGAGGATGGAAAATACATTGAGTTTGTGATTCATGAAGCAATAAAAAATATGGATAGGCAAGTGGAAGTTTACACGTCAGCGAGTTATTTGATGTTGAAAAAGGCAAAAGTTATAAATCCACAAACGCTAGAATCACAAACAACAGCTACAGTTACCGCCTTTGCGTTGAATGGTACGGAGTGGCTACCGGGTGTCATGACCTTTGCCGGGATCAGATCATTTAACATTGAGTCTTATACCAATCCTTTCTCTTTTTTAAAGCGAATTGCTAATGAGTTTGATTTAGAATTAAGATTCCGTGTTGAGACTGATGGAAACAAAGTAACAGGTCGGTATGTTGATCTCGTGGAAAGAGTGGGCAAGTGGCAAGGTCGAGAAGTTGAGTTTGGTAAAGACTTGATTGGAATTAAGAGATCCGAAAAGACAGATGATATTGTCACAGCATTGGTCGGGATAGGACCTGAACAAGAGGATGGTTCTAGACTTGAAGTCATTG